ATTTGAACCTGCTGCGTTTCCTACGGTAGTAACATTAAATGTTCCTGAACTTGTAAAGGTGTGTATTTTATAGTCACCTGAAGTTGTTGTAGAGCCTCCACTAGCAGCCATAAATATAGCATTAGATGTGCCATAAAAATCACTCATTTGAATTTCACCACTACCTGTTACAGTATCAGAACCATAATATTCACTAATAGCTATAGGGTTTGAACCACCAAATTCAGTCTGTATTTCAGATAATTTTATTTGTCCACTACTTTGTAAAGCCATTATTTACTCTCCAGTTCTTCTACTCTTGCAGAAAGCTCCTTTATAGATTCTATAAGTAATGCGTGTAGGGCATCATACTGAACAGTCTTAAACAATTCATCATCACCAGTTTGTAATGGCAAGGCTTTATGCTTAACTGCTTCTGGTAATACTTTCTCGACATCTTGTGCAATCACACCCGCAGACTTTTGTCCATCTTGCTTACGAGTAAATGTCACACCTTTAAGTTCTTTGACTTTATCTAAAGCACCATCAACAACTTCAATGTTGTCTTTGAGTCTTTCATCTGAGATTGTAGTTGAGTATGCAATAACATCACCATCAACGTGCAAATCACCATCAGCTTCAAGTCGCATTTCATCGTTACCATTTACAACAAAGTTTATATTTGTATTATCAGAAAATTGAATCTTATCTGTTGAGTCTTTACCAAACGCTCCTGTAGCAAAAACATCACCTGTTACTGAAACACCGCTTGAAGTTGTTTCAAATTTCTTAGTGTTGTCGTAGTATAGTTCTACTGAACCATCACCAGTTGCAACAATAGAATTTTCACCCGCTTTTCCCATAATAGATACATTAGCACCATTTGATGTAATGTCTAAATTTCCAGTTCCAACTTCTGTAATATAACTATTACTACCATCGTGATAAATTTTTAAATCTTCGTTTGAACCAAAGACAGCTTTACCATTATCACCTGTATATATATTGTTAGTTCCCAAATCTACATAACTATTAAAAGTAGCTGCACCCGCATTTGACATATCGAATGTACACGCAGTTATAAACGAACCACCATCTTTACCTTGTATCTTTATATCCTTATCGTCAGTAATAGATTTAATAAGTAAATCGCCTGAACTGTTTTCTAAATATCCAATGTCAGAACCCGCATCTCTAAACTTAATCTTTCCACCATCAGCATCAAGAACAATGTCTGAAGCCACATCAAAACTTAAGTCACCCGCAGAAGTTATAGCACCTGTCATAGCACCACCAGACTTAGGTAAGGCTGCATTAGCAGTTGTATTAGCTGTAACGCCTGTGGCAATATCGGTGTTAATAGAGTTAGCTAGTTTAGCTGCTGTTATAGCATCATCATCAATAGCTGCTGTAGCAATACTACCACCATCAATATTAACATCTGTCTTAGTAGCTGCTTCTAAAGTAGCTGCTGTAACACGCAATTGAAAGTTGTCACCAGAGTCAAAGGCTTGTGCTGTTGTACCATCTTGCGCCCTTGTTACTGTAAGTGATGTAGTTCCTGCTGTTACTTTAACTACTTCAATCTTAGTGTTATTAGTATTTGCAATTGTAGCAAAGTAGTATTCGTCAGTTCCTATAGTAGGAAAACCAGTAGCACTTGCTATACTAATTGTTGTTGTTGAATTATTAATGCCTGCACTTAGCGTTGTTGAGGCATTATTAGAATAAATTACAGGCATTTTTTAACCCCCTTAAGAAACTGTGATAGTCCAAGTGATTGTTAGTACATCACTCGCACCTTTATTAACCGCACTAAAAACTGTTCTAGCCAACATAGTACCGCTAGATGAAGCTGAAAATAAACCTGCTTCTGTTAATGAACCAGTACCATCTCCTGCGTTCCATACTGCTACATAACTAACTGTATTTGTGCTTGGAGAACCACCAGATGTTGATAGAGCATTTCTATCTGTTTCTGTTTGTAGCGTAGTATCACCTGCTGCTACAGCATTAGTGCCAGTACCTACAGCCATATGAGTCATAACTGAACCTGCTCCAGTAATTAGACTTGCTATATCGTTTTTTCCAGCAGTAACGATAGTGTTAGGTATATCTCTAACAACTTCTCCGTTCTTCTGGATAGTTACTTGTCCAGTAACTTTAAAGTTTTCGTTTAACATTTTTACTCCTATTCATTAAATTGAGATAAATTAACTGGGTTCGCATTGAATACACTAGATACTACAAATGAGAAACCAACACTATCACTTACACTTACAGATTCGCTTTGTGCTGTAGAAGCATTTAGTGAAACTGAATCAGACATTGTTACTGAGTCTGTAACAAACTCTTGGTCATATCCAACACCATTAAATAATGCAAAGTTAAAATTAAAGTTGTTAAACTGAGTATTTAAACTCTGCAAATCCATTCCAACACTATCAGAAATAGTCATTGAATCTGTATTGCTAGGCTGTGCGTGTTTTACTACATCATCTGTTTCTACTACTGTGCTTGATAATAATAATTTATCGTTACCTAAAGCAACAGCATCAGCCATTGAAACTGTTTCATCAAAATATCTACTGTATGAAACAAGTATTTCATCAGTTATACTAATTGTTTCTGTCAGCCAAACATCATCTATAACTCTTCTTCTGCGATTAACAGCTTCTCGTTTTGTAATTGACCAATGAGGTCCACGTTTTTCCGGTCTCTTACGGACTAAGGGTCTAATCTTACCACGATTACCTATTCTCCCTTTAATCTTAGCCATTAGAGTCTACCAAATTGTTTCTTACGTCCTAGTCTTTGCCTGTCTGCTAGACTTTTTAATTCTTCTTTAAATACTTCAACGAGAGGAGCGAACTCTACTTGGTGAGCATCGGCAGTATTTCTTTTAATACTTGAGCCGGTAGAAATCTGAGGTGCTTTAGTAGCTGTTCTTTTTCTTTGGTCTTTCTTAACACTGAACAATCCTCCCATTTTGTCGTCAATGTATTTCATTTCAGCCTTAATTCCTTTTTCGTGATTCTTGGATTTAAGTTCTTCTCCTTTATATTCTTTAGGTTTGTTCTCCATATCTAACTCAGAAGCTAATTCTAGCTCTTCTGTAGGAGTCATAGTGTCTAGCATATTCATTAACTGGTCTATTTCTTCATCTATTTCCTGCGTGTCTACAGGCTCGTCTGGAAACTTAAGTCCGTTTTCTTCTACATATGCTGCACACTCTTCTGGAGTAGCCCCAGGATTTTCTCTTTTGTATACTTTTTCTAGTATGTCATTATACAATAGACGAATCTTTTCCTTAAACGAAGATAGTTCAAGGTTGTCTGCAGTGTTATCTAATATACTATAAGCCATATTATCCTGTGTAAGATTGATTACGTTGACTTTCTGTCATTGACTTTCTTTTTTGTTCTCTCATATTCCATTTATGAGTATCAGCAGCAAAAGAACTATAGTTGCTACCGTATTGAAAATTAGTACAAAAACTTAATTTATAATGAGCAGGTTCTCCACATTCTTCACAAATCTGAGTCTCTTCTCTTTTATTGTAAGATACTAACATCTCTGTAGTATGTTTGTTCTTACATTCAAAATCATAAAAAGGCATACTTACTCCTAATTAATTTAGTGTAACCCTCTCGTAAGAAAGGGCTACTGCTCAATTAACTTATGAGCCCGGAACTACAAACGCAACACCTGCGTTATTCCTCATTTCTCCAACACCATAAATAGTGTCCGAAGTAAACAAGTCTCCGAGGTACTCTTGCTTGTACTGAGTTTGTGAACGAACACCAACCTGTTCAGCTAGAGCAATTGCATCTTTGTGTAGTAATACACCTACTCTATCAGTATCAGAGTTACCTGCTGCTGTAGGGCAGTTAGATGAAATGTACACGTCAACACCGTAGATTTGTCCAATCTTACCAGTACGGATAGCATCGCCAGAACCAATGAACTGTTGCTCAGTGAATCTGTTAATGCCTAGCAAATCATTAGCACAGATTGGTGGAATGATTAATGAACGATTGTCCATTGGTACATCCGCATCGTCAAGTTTCAGTAGCAATGCTCTGATTCCTGCATCTGTAATGTCTGCTGCGTTAGAAGAGTTACCTGTGTAGAAAGATGCACCAGTTGAACCAATGTATGCTTTCTCCCAAGATGCTGCTGCTGCACCACCTACTGTACCGCCCTGTAAACCTTCAGTAAGGTTTAGTAGGTCAGTGTCCACCTGCTTAGCAAGAGCATAGCCCGCATCGTCAGTGTAGAACTTTCTGAGAGAGCTCAATGCTTGAACTTCTGTGATATCTTCAATTAATACAGAGTATTCATAGTGCTTATCAATCGAAAGATTGGTAGTACCGTGAGTATCTCCCTGTATTTTTACTTTTGTATTTGCTGCCTTAGAAGTCGCAGAACCACGAGTCGGCGTTGGAATGTGAATAGTATCACCTTTTTTACCTTTATGATTCAAGCGAGTAACTAGGGGAGCTACCACCAAGTTCGATTTGTACGCTGCGATAGTTTCATCTGACCAGATTTCTGGGATGAAATTCGCACCTGTAGTAACCGTTTGATGGTTAGTGCCGATGACACCTGTTGCCATAATATTACTCCTGTGTTATAGTATAATCAAATTATTTGACTCTACCTTCAGCATAGGCATTGTATATCTCATCAGCTAAGTCTGCGTATCTATTAGGG